ACATCAGATTCCTTTATAGTATCTGCTAATTCCTCAGCATCTACTTCCGTCTTAGACGTTTTGTTTACAAGAGAAGCAGCAGCTTTCTTCTTGTTCTTTTTATCACCTGCTGTTAAACCCTTGTCTATTTTATATAAATCAATAACACGGATAACAGATTTGGCATCATCTGTATTTTCGTAGAGAGCATTTTGTACCCATTTAGGTTGCTCTTCTACCCACTCGTGAAACTCATCAGACTCACGTAACTTATCAAAGTCCTTATGAACTTCTTTAATTTCGTTTTCGGCCGTTCTACGAGTTGTTTCTTCTTTAGCTTTACTAAGTTCTTCTAGCTGAATATTAGCCTTGTCGAACATTTCCTTAGCTTTTTTCTCAGCTATTGTTTCTACAATACCTGCAACATCAGGATATTCCTTTGCCCAATTACTAATATCTTCATCAGACTTAGGTGGTACAAGCTTTTTATTACTAGAAAGTTGGTCTTCTAACTCTTTTATTCTAGCGTTATATTCTTTCTCCTTAGACGCAAGATGTCTTCTAACATCCCCATATCTCGTCTTGAAAGATTTTTCCTCCTTACTAAGAGTCTCGTCAGATACCTCTGCTTCCTTTCCCTCTTGAGAAGGAGATACATTTTGGCTCTCCTCAGGGTTTTCCTGAACCCCTTCTCCTTGACTCTGTGCAAGGAGTTCTTTGAGTTCCTGCTCGTCCTTAGCAATCTTGTCCTTGTACTTTGAACGAGACCGACTTAAAAATCCTGCAGTCTTTTGTGGTTCTACTGTTTCTAATTCTGGCATATTTTTCTCCTGTTATTGGGGTTGACATGATTGTCAAGTAGCCTTAGGTTTAGTGCCTAATCCTTTAGTATTCTTTTTTCGTTTTGCTTTTGCTTTTGGTTTTGATGCAAGACCTCCTTTATCAAATCCTCCAAAACGTCCGAATCTTTCTCCTTTACCACCTCCACCAGTTCCTATGGAAGGTGTTTCGGCAGGTGTGTAAGTTGGTTGTAATACAGTCGGTGTACCTGTAAACTCATCTTGGTACTGAGAGGAAAAATCAAATGGATTACTACTAGAACCACTATCACTAGGACCATCACCACCATCACCCCTACTACTACTACTACTACTACTCTCGCCACCTGTTTGTATAGGAGATACTAGTTGATTTCCTTGTGCTTTCTTCCTAGCTTCTTCCATTTCTTTTTCGAATTTTGCAACTTGTGCTACAGTGCTTAGAGGTTTTAGTCTACCATCAGGACCTAGCATTCCCTTACCTGCTAACTCTTCCATTGCCTGAGGGTCACTGTATAATTTCATTTCAGCTACTTGGTCTGCAAAAATCTGTTGTGCATTCTTTTGAACATTACGTCTATTTGTTTCTAAACTAGCTAGAGTAGTAGCATCAACAGGTTCATAAATTGGTCTTCCTGCACCATCACGTTTACCTCTAAATATTGTCCCATCATCTCTCAAACCTAGTAAAAACTTATCTGCTCTAGTTGTGCCTAATAGAGTTCCCTGACCTATTGAGTCATAATATTTTTTTACGTCATCTTTGGTCATAACTGCATTACCTTCATCATCCACACCTGATGTAAAGAATGAAGCATCACCCTTTCTTAGTTTATCTAGTGGTGATTCTGTTGGAGCTTTTATAGCACTAGCAGGTTTAGAACTTTTAGCTGATGTTCTTTTAGTAACAAAGTTTTTTATATAGCCATAGATACCATCCCTAAATAACTTAGGATTTTTATTTGCAGCCTTTATAGCATTTGTTATTTCACTTGGGTCAACCTCATAACCTAGAAGGTCATTAAAGGTTATACCAATCTTTGTCATTGTTGGTGTGTTGTACCACTGTTGAAATGATACACCTTTTTCTTCTAGGTTTAATCTATTATAGTCGCTAACTAAACCCTGATATGAAGCATCAGTCATCTTAATAACTTTGTTACTTTCTTTATCATAGTAAAGAGCATCCCCTCCATACTGCCTAGCTAAATCTTCTGTAGAAACTGACTTAGCAGGTGGAGCATTATCAAAACCTGATATTAATGAAGAAGCGTAATCACTAAGTTCTTCTGACTCTTGTTCATCCTGACTACTAGAAAAAGCACTCTGAGTCTGACTACCTACCTCGGTATCTTTGTCTACTTTTGGTTTTGTAAGTGACCAAGGCTCTTGTGTAAATGATAGCTGGTCATCATTAACTATCTCACCATTAACATATATAACTTCAACCTCTCGCCCATCAGGATGGTAATATTTAACTTTACCATCTTTTTTACCACTTATTATCTCTTCATTTGTAGGAACATCTCTTCTTCTTTTTATGTAACTAAATCCCGGTGTAGCATATTTACTTGGGTCAAATGTTTTTGCTTCAGCATCTTTTTCGAAATCTTTATCTGTAACAACAGCACCTTCACTAAAACCCTGCAACATGTCTCTTATTTTTTCTTCATCCTTTGGGTCAAGTGTTTCTTCAGTAATTTCAACTTCAGCAGCAATAGGTTCTCCCCCTATCCTACCAGCACTTTCCATTTGATTGAGTCCCATCTTTGCTTGCATACGCAAATCTTCAAAAAACTTTATACCAAAGAATCGCACAACGTCTGCAGGAACGACATACTCTCCCTCACTAAGTTGTGCAGGTATATCATCTCTAACTTCTTCTGCTAACGAACCAGATGGAACTTCATTACCACTGATAGGGTCTTTGTCCATACCATCATCTTTCAACCCACCATCTTCCATAAAAGCCATCTCCATTTGTCGTTCCATAGTAGCACCACCCTTGTTAAATTCTTTTGGCATTTGTTTACTTGCTTTCTCAAAATCAGGCTGTCGAGTTACAAGTTTTCTTAAATTATTTTTTAAGTTTTTAAAAAATTTAGATACTTTTCCTTCTTCATAAGGTTTATAAAAATCTTTCTTTCCCCCATAAATCTGTTCCTCTAAACTTCCCTCAGGTAGTCCACGAGCATCTTCAGTAGGACCTCCCTTTGGATTTCTGTCATATAATCTTTCTTTAGCTAATTGTTCAATGTTAGGAAGTATGTCTAATACTTTTTCTATTTCACCAAGCATGTATTCTTTTTGTTCCTGCGAACCTGCTTTTAAAACTCTCCCACTCTGAGAAAATACTATATCACCTTGTTGCTTATAAAAAAATCTATTCATAAGTGATTGAGCATCATCCATGCCTAATCTTCTAGCATCATTTATTTCTGTAATTATTTCTGAGTGAAAGTTTCCCTCTCCACCTTCTAGTTTACCTGTAATTTTGTTCTGTTTTGTAGGTTTAACTACATCAAATAAATATATAAAATTAGCTGTATCTTCACCAAATCTTTTTGCTATATCCTCTTTACTATAGTATGCTCTTATTAAATCCATACCTCTGTGTATAGCTTCATGTTCAATACTAGGATTATCAGCTACTAATCTATATTCCTTAATTAAATCAGGGTTTCCAGTTACATTAGCAAAGTCCTTAACTGTCATTGTCCTGTCACCTTTTAAGGAGTCAGGTCTGTAAGATGCTAAGCTTATCATGCCCTGTTTATCTTGAGAGGACTCAAAATCATCCTCAAACTTTGCCCTAAAATAATCTGTATTCATACCTAGTATACCTATAGGATTTATAAACTTAGGCATTACATCAGATAAAAATTCTGTGTCTCCTTGTTTTTCGCTAATTTTTTTTAAACGAGACCCTTCTTCAGCCCTTTTAAAATCTTCTTCTGTTATACGTTCTTTATCATAATACATTGCATCAAGTATGTCCGTACTAACAGGTTTATCTAATGGATTTATCTTATCTATTTCTTTTGGTTTTCTCATAGGATTATTAATCATTTAAAAATCCTTTCTCTATAAGACCTATTCTTTCTGGGTTAAGAGGTCCATTGGCTTCTTCACCACCACGTATATATGTTAACTTAGCTTCTATAAAATCTCTGTCAGAATCAAATGCTTCTTGCAATCTGTGATTACCTTCATGTATAAAAGGTTTTCCATCTTGTCTAACAACAACATGAATAGGGTCAGGGTCGTATCCCTCTTTTGCTATCCTGTCTTTTAGATTTTTAAGTTTAAAATTTGTAGTACCTCTATTTTTATTTCTAACTTCTTGAACTAATAATGCCAATGCTTTCTTAGGCATTTCTTCAACTTCAACATTATTTAATGACCCATCTGGATTTCTAATAACTTTTTGTATGGCTTCATCATATATGGCATCTATATGCTCGTCTTGAAGCTTAGAAAATTTTGCATAGTTCTCAGGTACGTCAAAAAGTTCTGTAAATGAAAATTGATTTGTAAAGTCCTCAACCTTTTTTCCTGCTTCTGGTGCTAAATTTTTAAACTCATCATCAAGAAATTCAGATATAAAATTACGTATGTCTTTTTTATCATAAGATTTCACAGCTTTATCAGCCATTTCCTCTGCTCTTTTAATTGTCCTTTTTGAACTTGCTGTTGGTGTAGACCTCTCATAGTCTAAACTTCTTGTTCTATGTTCTGCTGCTGCACCGGGAAATTCAATAAGTTCACTTGGATGAAACTTAACTGTTACTGATTCATTATTTTTGTTTACTGGATAAGCAGTTACTTTAAAGTCAACATCATCAAAGAACTCATCTACTATCATTTCATCAGGCATATTTTGTCCACCTGTTTCTTTATACAAATCTATGAAGTCTTTTAGTTCTCCTCGTTCATATAAATCTTGTACTCTCTCTTTACTTTTATCCCCATAAAATTTACCATAGTCATAGTTGTAGTATCCTCCTGCAATATCTCCTTTTGGATTAGATATTTGTAAAAATGTTTCTGTAGCAGGAAAACGATTAGCTTTAGGGTTTCTAAGTATCTTATTATACTTTGATTTACCTATGTCAAAATTTTCAGGTTGTCTTGAAAATATAGGAAAAGGTTCTTGTAAATCTAATGAAGAAGGAGTGACTTCTTTAATAGCAAAAGGAGGAGACATTTGCATGTCGTAATCTGCTGTGTCATAATAAGTAATGTCAGATAATCCTATCCTACCATCACTCCTAGCAAAAGAATTATGTAAAGTTATTATATCACTTTCTGCTTGTTTAAATATATCATCACTCCCAACAATAAAATTATAAATTCTTTCTTTACTAAATGTAGGTAATAATTTATTAAACTGTTGTCTTTCTTTTATCATGTAATTTTTATAAAGATTAGCAAACTTAACTTCAATATCTCCAAGCTCCAACTCTGGTATTAAATTCCCTGCTTCTCCGGGACTTATTGAAGAAAAGAAAAAATTATCTACTTGGTCTTTAACTTCTATATCTGTAAACTTTATACCTTGTTGTTGTGACTTAACAGATATAAAATCTATCATGTTATCTTCGTATTCGTCCATAAGGTCTTGATACTTTTTATAGTCTATTTCTCCTGTAGCATCATTTGTTGCTATTCTTTGAATTATATCTCTTCTGTTAAATTTATTTTTAGACCCAATAGTTTGATAAGGACTCTTTTTCATTCTTTGACTGAGCGTCATCCATATCCTATTTTCTACATTTTGAGATTCTACTTCTTCCCAACTGTGCCTATAAATATCATCTCTTGATATTTCTTTTAATTTATCACTTTCAAATTTATACAAAAGAACTTTAGAATGTAAATCTTTATTTGTTTCGTCAAGCATTCTATATAATTGTATATCCTCTCTTGACATATTTTCTAGCGATATTTTATTTATTTTATCTTCATTATTCTTTATAGATTTTTCAAAAAGCTTTATATCTTTATCATATTTATTTTTCATCCTATCTAAAGCTTTTTTAGCAACACTGTGGTCACTAAATGGAAATCCCTCTATATGCTGTATAGCATGTTGAACTTCGTGTAAAACAATTCTTTTTATTTCAGTCATTAATTTAGTTGAAGGATTTGTATAACTAGGAACTTTTATCCAATCCTCAGGAGAATAGTCTTTAGTAAAAAATCCAGTTTCATTAGTGCTACTCCTAAAAATTCTAGGATTTAATTCTATCATTGCATCACTATTAGGAAAATATGAAGCTAAATCAGTAACATCTTTTTTAGTAGATGACCTATTAAACATTTTAATTGGTAGATGTTTTAATTCTGGGTAGGCTTTATATAATTCTGGATGGTCTAATACCTCAGAAAGTTTTACTCCATTAGTAGGAATAAAATCACTATCCCCACCAATACCAGAAAGTAGTTGTTGATTTTTTTTAAAACTTTCTTTTTCTAACTCTATGAATTTTTTTGCATCAAACACAGCATTTTTGTCACTAATTTCTGTAAAAAATCTATTGTTTGCACCTGCTGTCCATCCTGTTTTTCTCCACATTTCGTCAAGCTTTTCGACAGTCTTCTTGGCCAAAGGTTTAGGCATAGTTTTAATATCAGCAATAATATTACCAGTATATGCTAACTCACCATTTTCATCTACATCTACTTTTTTAGATAATTCAGGTTCATTCTGAAGAAAGTCATTAAATATTTTTCTCGATTCTACTAATTTAGAATTAGGTGCTACGTGTCCTTTAGCTCCCACCATTGGTTGAACAGCTTCATTAGAGGTATCATATACAAAAATACTATCCGATTTTAATTCTTCAGGTTTTCCTCTGCCACCAAACATTTTAGGTATGGCACTCCTGTTTCCCTTGAGTGCATGTACTAACATATCCCCTGCTACAGGTATTAATCCTATACCAACAAGTGTTGAATGGAAAGCAGCTTCTCCTATATCCCCTCTTTTAAAAGCATTAGCAGCATCCTCAACTGATACGGACTCTCCGTATACAGGAGCAAAGTCTGCAGCAAATGTTAAGTCTCTTGCAATGGAAGGACTTATGCCAAGTTTTTTGTGAAAGAAATCAAAAGTTTGATTCTGAATACTATTTTCTCTTTCATCTCTTTCTCTTAATGCTCTTTCACCCTCTACAGCAACAAATTCTTCTTGAAACTGCTTATCTTCTGCAAGCAGTTTTATTAAATCCATCTTACTAGCTTTGCTTTCCCCAAAAAAAGCTGCTCTTCTCTTAGCAGGGTCACTAGAAAAAATATCTAAAACCCCAACACCCTCAGGTCTTTTTACTTTAGTAATTTCATCAATATCAGTTTTAGGGTCTAGAAATAAATCTTTAGTTTCGTCAGACACTTCTTTTGAAGTTATTCCTAAAGCACTACGTGAAAAAATACTACTCTGTTCCATTCATTTCTTCTCTAAGATATTTAAGTCTGCGTAACGCACCTATTGCACCCTGTAGTCTGTGAATAACCACATGATTGTCAGACTGCTCTAAGGCTATATGATTTTTTTGAATAGCGTCATCAATGTATTCTATGAAGTTGTCCCACAGGGACTTATCATTTACTAATTTTTTTAGGTTCATTGTCTAGTTCCAGTAAATCCCGGCTCATCAGGTGTCGGCACTGAGCCTGTGCCTATAGTACCTCCTCCTGTACCCTGTGTATCTTGAACTTGTACACCTGCAGGAACTTCTTCTGTTTCTCTTGGGGGTCTACCTTCATTAGGTGGTGGAGGGGGTGGTGGATTCTGTTCTTGAAACTTCTTGAGTATCTCAGCCTGCACTGCAGCCTGACTCATAGAGTTGGCTACTTTGTCAGGGTCTAAGTCCATAGACTTTGCTATCTCTCTGACAATATAATCCATTCGTGCAAACGGAGCGAGAGCAGGATTAGATACTGTCTGCATAAACTGCATAAGTCTCTGACTACGTACCTCATTAGCCATAAGACTTTCTGTACCCTGTGCCTTAACTTCTAAGTCACCCTTAATCTCAGGGTCAAAGTCAAACTGCATGTTAAAACTAAAAAAAGCTTTACCCATTGGTCCTAACAAATAGTCATCTACATTTTTAATTACACTACGTATTGAGTTGTTAGCAGCCGACATAAGCATACTTATACCTGATGCTGTACGTCCCACACCTTGTATACCTGTCTGTCCATGAGCAAAGGACGGAAAGCCTGTACTCTCATCTGCTAACTGTCGTGCCTTATCAAACATCTGCATGTTTTCATTTGACACATTAGGAAACTTTGTACCAAAGATAGCTTGACCCGGTGCGCCGCCTTGTCTTCTAAATATTTTTCCCGGATAGACAGATAAATCCTGACCCGGTACTAGATTTGTTTCATCCACTTCTATAATAAGATTGCCTGACAGCGCAGCATTGTCCACAGACATTCGCATAAAACCATTCATTAGTGTCTGTGTATCATCCATGTTTTCTGCAATACCTACACCGAATATGCTGTATGGGTTCATCTCATAGGGTGTTGCATAGTAAGGCAGATAGGCAGGAGTAAACGGATTCATAACAAGTCTAAGAACATTGTTGTTGCACACCCAAATATTTACACTAACCTGCTCAACATCACCTAGCTCTTCAGGTATATCAACATCATACTCTTCTATTATACCTCTATCAACAAATCCCCAAAACTCTAGAACCTCAAATCTCTCGGCTCTGTCCTCTTGGTTATTATCCTCCATAACATGTTCCCACCACTCTTTATTATACATCTCTCCTTCATCAAGAGACTTATCAATAGCATTCTGTCTAAAGAATGGTCTTTTCTTCAAGGCACGTAATTGAGAGCGAGACATCTTGTGTCTTTCTATAATAAACTCTGCTTCATCCATGTTGCTTGCGTCAGGGTCTGGGTAAAAGTTCCATATAGATACATGAGAAGTTTGTGGTACAGTCTTAAACATTGGACTATATGTACCCCCTTCGTCCCAATTAGGGTACTCTTTATCTACAGCAAAAGGTCCTTTCATTATACCTGTACCAAATAGTGCTGACTCAAAAGCTGCAGACCTTAATTGTTTCTTAGCATTTGACTCTTCTAGTTGGTCGTGTATTTTCTTTTCCATCTTCTTCGCTGCAACCATTGCAGGATGGAAGTTGACAGACGTAGGACTACCTGTAGATTTTAGTTTAATATCATCCTCAACACCACTTAAATCATCTTTAAGAGGTCCTACACGTTCAATAAACTCAGGATAAGTTTCTCCGGGAAGTAGTTGATTAGTGTCTTGAGCATCTCCAACTATTTCATCAGTAGCTTTTTTAAATTGAGCATTCGTTTCAAGACTAACTGTGTCTTCTACACCGTCAGGTAATACTGTTGGATTAATACTTAGGGGAAATTTATTGCCACCAAACAATACTTCTACAAGCTGTCCGTAAGCAGCAAGGACTTTTGTTTTAGTAACTTTAACAAATACTTTTGATTTTTCTGTAGAAGTAAACTGTACTTCAGGACTGTATAAACCACGGTAGTTTCTGTAGGCTTGTATCCATCGTTCCTCATCTCCTCGCCTGTTTGTCTCGGCTTTGTTAAACTTACCTTTTACAAAACTAACTATGTCTCCTGCAGGTGCATCTACAAGTGCATCCTGCTCCATGTCATCTATTGCAGATGCTTGTTCGGAGTCAGGGTTTATATCGTCTTCTTCCATGTTTTACCTCAATATCCAAAAGTTGAGTCAGCTATTTGAAAACCAGTACGCTGCATATCTGGGTTGTAGTCAAACAAACTACTGCGTGGTCGTGTCATAACACCATAACGTAGTGCGTCATATAGGTGGTCTTCAGACTTTGTATCTACGTCTTCCGAGTTATTTTTGTCGAGGGGGATAGAAGGAAGTTGAGATATAATATTTGTACAGGTGTTAAAGAAGACAAGTCGAGGTTCTTCAGTAAACTCGTCAACCTGTAATCGTCTGTGTATTTCGTTCTTCCCTGCAATTCTACTTCCTTTGCTTCTATCAGAGGGTCTCCATCGACAACCTTTTATTATCATTTGTTCAGCCAATGAAGGTCCTGTATCTCCTCTTTTGTGCCACAGTGAACTATCTAATACACCATAACGCATTTTACCATCGTCTGCTTCGGCTTCAAGCACCATGTCAGCTAAGTCTGTTGCCAATACTTTCGATGCGTATAACTCTCTATAAACAACTAACTGTTCCGCAGGTGTCACGGCTATCCAAACTACACCTGTATAACTGCCATACCCATAGTCACAAGCACGAAACTTAGTCCAACTGTTGGGTATATCATAAGGCTCAACAACATGTATCCTACGACTAAACTCTGGAAATGCTGCCCCCTCATTAACATCCCAATTACCCTCTAACAGTTGTTTACGTTGATGCTCAGGTAACGACAAAAGGTTGGCTTCGTACATACCATCATCAGCTAGGTATGGATTATCAAACAGTGTTGCAGGAATAAACCGTCTTTTAAACAGTGGCTCACCCTCTTTGCTGTGACCCTTTGGCATTTTAAGAACATCACCTGTTTCTATATTTGTTGCCCAAAAAGCTGTACCATGTGGTGCAGGGTCTATGAACATCTTCTTAACCCACTGATGTCCTGCTCCTCCGGGGTTTGTTGTAGCTCGTTGATACAGTTCTAATCCACTCCCTCTTGCTGCACGTAATCTTGACCTCATGTAGTCAAACGGATACGGACTTGCCCACTGTGTTAACTCGTCAAACCCTATCCAACTAAATGCCTGTCCCTGATACCGTGTAACATCATCATCTCTATCCAAGTAAGACAACCACAGTGTTGCTCCTGACGGTGCTACCCAAGTCTTATCTCTTTCCATAAACTTTATGTTTGGTATTGCTTCTGGATATAGTTGCTTAGAAGCAGAGATAAGTTCTCTTAGTTCTTCTGTTGTTCGTCTTATCAACAACCCTCTGAAGTGTGGGTTATTAAAGTATCGCACAGGGTCGGCTAACATTGCGTAAGACTTGCCACCTCCTGCTGAACCACCGTATAAAACTTCTCGTTCTGTTGCTGAGAGGAACTCTGTCTGTGGTCCTTTGTTTGGTTGGAAGATAACTTTTTGTGCTTCTTCCGTTTCTATTGGCTCAGGCTTCGGTTGTGCGTGTACTTTGGTCTCTTGCACCGAATCTTGTGGCTTCAAGCTTTTCTGCTTTCTCAAGGGCTTCTTTGTACCTTTCGGCAAGGTAGCGTTTATTTGAAGCTTCTCTCTTACGCTTTTGTTCAAGTTTAACCCTGTGTCTAAGTCCTACGTAGGATATGTATCGTCCTGATTGTTCACTCAACCAATTTGCTACATCTCTATAGCTATACTGTTTGAGATACTTTTTTGCTTTTTCCAACAAATTTAATTGTTCTACTATTGGTAAAAGAATATCTTTATCTTTTGGGTCTTGCTCATAACCAAAAGGTATAACTCGTCCAACTCTTACTACAGGTTGCCAATCAAACCCATCATCTGTTTCCTCTGGTACAGGAAGTTTCCAGTCTTTAGTTGTTCTCATCATTCTTCGGTGGCAGGATAAACAGAGGACTAGCTGCCGTCACCTCCACCTTATCTGTTTTAACAAATCCACTACGGTCTAGTATGTCTTTAGCAGCTACCATCTTTTCTTTATTACCCAAGTCTGTAGGACTGTGCATAACTTCAAACATAGAATATGCCGCTTTAGTAGCAGAAGAAGAAATAAACTTTTTGGTGAGGTCAGCTATCTCTTCTTTTAAAGAATTTATAATAGAAGACGTAGCAACATTCTCACTATACCCTGCAAGCTTCTTTGCCTCTACAGGATTACCTCGTGCTTCTTCAAAGAGTACATCTAAAAACTTTTGTTGTTTTTCTGTAAGTGCCATTAGTTTAGTTCAAAATGTGGGCC